AGTTGCAGAAGAAATTGCTGCACCATTCATTAAGCAAGCTACAATAAGCAATCTAAAGTCGATAGATTTTATTAATACCGTTGACTTTGATGCGTTGATGGCTGATTTGGTGAGGGTTCAGCAAATCTATGACGCATACATTGAAATGGACGATGAGGAGGTTTTAGCTCTGCTATGAGAAAGACTTTTGTTTATGTTGATGGAAAATTGGTCGAGAAGGGTTCAGACGAGCATTTGGACAAGCTGTATGGCCCGTTCGTGATGCCTGACATTCAGCCCTATCAGTCGATGATTGACGGGTCATTAATTACAAGTAGATCAAGACATCGTGAGCATTTGAACGCACACGGTTGTATTGAGGTTGGTAACGAGAAGATGGAAACAAGATATGCGCCTATCTCTCAGGACAACCGCAGGGAGGTGTTGCGCCAACAATTAGGCAACATGACACACAAAGAAGCGCAAAAGATTTTGACGCAATTACGCAGAAAATATACTTGAGGGAGTAAGAATGAGCGAAGCTGACAATGTTGGGCAACCAGACCGTAGAGAGCTACTATCTCAGCAGTTTGACGATGCACAACCGCAAGTAGAGGCAATACCCGCTGAAACTGTGCAATCAGAACCAGCGCCAGAACCCGCAGTTTGGGAGCGTCCACCAGCATCGTGGAAGAAGGATTATCACGAAGTTTGGCAAACCGCTGACCCAAGATTGAAAGAATACGCTTGGCAACGTGAAGAAGAAATGAAGAAAGGTGTAGAACCTTTACTTACTAAAGCTCAGTTTGCAGACCAAATCCAACAAGCTATTGAACCGTATCAAAACAACATTAAGTCGCTAGGTATTGAACCTACGCAAGCGATTAAGGCACTCATGGACGCAGATAATGTCTTGCGTCATGGCTCTGCACAGCAAAAAGCACAGATGTTTGCTACACTTTCGCAGCAATATGGTGTAAATTTAGGGGAAATCAACAATCTGCAACAACAGCCTGTTGACCCTACTGTGTCAATGCTTCAAAACGAACTATATAACGTCCGTAATGAAGTAATGTCATGGAAACAGCAGCAAGAAGCAGCACAAAACCAAGCTCTTTTGGGCGAAATTAGTGCTTTTTCTCAGAAAGCTGAGTTTTTTGAAGAAGCTAGACCAACAATGATCCAACTCCTAAATTCAGGAATGGCTCAAAACTTGGACGAAGCGTATAACAAAGCATTACGCCTAGATGAAGCTCTGTCTAGCAAGCTACAGCAAAGCACACAAGCTCAAACTGAGGCAGCAAAACGAGATTCAGCTAACAAAGCAGCGAAAGCTGCTCGGGCGGCAGCGGTCAGCGTAAAAAGCTCTACACCCGGAGTGAACACGGCAGCCAAAGCGCAAGACAGACGTTCATTATTAGCCGAAGCATTTGACGGACTAAATGAACGCTTTTGACAACCTAATCGGAGATTACTATGGCATTTGCCAATAGCTCGATCAGCGACATCATTGCGACTAACATTCAAAGCCGTAGTGGTGAGCTTGCTGACAACGTAACAAACAACAACGCTTTGCTGCGCCGCCTTAAAGAACGTGGCAACGTAAAGACATTTTCTGGTGGTAACGTAATTTTGCAAGAAATTATGTATACCGATGCAGCTACCGACAACACTAACTCCTATTCGGGTTACGAAGTGTTGAACGTGTCGCAGAACAGCCCAATTTCGGCTGCTCAATTCTCTATCACTCAGTACGCTGCTGCTGTGTCGATTTCTGGTTTGGAAATGATCCAGAACAGCGGCAAAGAAGCAATCATCGACTTGCTTGATGGTCGTATGCAAGTGGCTGAGGCTCAGTTGGCTAACCGCATTTCGCAAGACATTTACGGTGACGGTACTGGCAACTCAGGTAAAAACATCACAGGTTTGGCTGCGGCTGTCCCTGATGCGCCTTCAACAGGCACATACGGCGGCATCAATCGTGCTACTTGGTCGTTCTGGCGTTCCGTGTCATTCTCAGGTGCTGCAAACGGTGGTGCTGTTTCAGCTTCCAATATCCAAAAATACATGGATTCGGTTGCCGTTCAGTTGATTCGTGGAACAGACAAGCCTGATCTGATCGTTTGCGACAACAACTACTACAGCCTGTATCTTCAGTCGTTGCAAGCTATTCAGCGTATTACTGACGGTGGCAACTCCAACGTAGGTGCTGGTTTTGCATCACTTAAGTATTACGGTGCTGGTATGGCTTCTGATGTGGTTCTTGACGGTGGTATCGGTAACGATGCAACTGCAAACCATATGTTCTTCTTGAACACCAAGTACATGATGTTCCGTCCTCACGTTGATCGTAACTTTGTGCCAATCGGTGGAGAGCGTCAAGCTGTCAACCAAGACGCAATTGTTAAACTGATTGGCTGGGCCGGCAACCTCACGTCCTCTGGCCCTCAGTTCAACGGCGTTTTGATCGCTTAAAGGAAAAATCATGGCTTATTCAGTATCGCCAATTATTGGCACAACCATTGGTTCAACCGCTAACACTAACCTTAATTCTGCTGGTGTTGCTATTCCAACAGAAGGCCCGTTGGGTTTGCAAGCGTTTGGTTCAGATGGTCTGCTTTATGTTTTTGCAAAAGCTAACGCATCCATTCCAGCGTCAACCGCTGTTTGTACCGTTAGTCCAACAACATTCCTAGTTACTGCGACAGGTGGAGCTTACACAAGCCCCGCTTATGCGCTAGTTTCTGGTGATTTTGCTTGGTTCAGCAAAGCATCGGTGTAAAATAGTACAGGGGGTTGGGAAACCTTCCCCCTTTTTTTAAATCTACGGGAGAGGATTTTGGGACTAGATAGCGATATTCGTAATGCAGATTCACAATTATATGTAGAGTTCTACACTTTTGAGCATCCAAGCTCGGATGTGCAGAAACCGTACCAAGATGTGCCTTTTGTGCGAATCGTAGTGCCGGGCGATAAGACTAATGTTGTTGAGCAACCTGTGCGTGAAAGCCACAAGCAGCGGTTTCCCCGCCAATGGTTGCACTATCAAATGCAAAACAGCAATGCAGACGTAATTGGTACACCACTAAAAGAATGGCACATCGCTAGACCTGCTGAGTTAAATCAAATGCAGATGGAAGAATTAAGCATTTTGAAGTTTCAGACCGTTGAGCAAGTAGCAACAGCTTCGGATATGCAGCTTCAAAAGGTAGGCATGGGCGCAGCGGGTTTGCGTGAACGTGCAAGAGCGTATTTAATGAACAAAAATCAGTCTGACAGCCAAGTAGAGATGGAAAAAACAAAGCAAGAGTTAGCTGAACTTAAAGAGCAGCTCTCTGCTTTTATGGCTGAAAAGAAGGTTGGTAGACCAAAGAAAGAGGAATAAATGTCATCAACGATGCTGCAATTAGTCACTCAGGTGACAAATGAGTTAGGCGTGTCTACCCCTGCTAACGTAGCGGGTAACACCAATCAGGACGTTATTCAAATCCTAGCTCTGATGAACGCATCGGGTTATGAATTGCTTAAAAAGCACGATTGGCGCAGAATAACCAAGCAGCATTTGTTTACGACTACGTTTACCAACACTACTGGTGACGTTGCTCTTGATACATACACAATTACAAATATCCCAAGCACCGCAGGACTTGACACAACGTATCAAGTTTCTGGTAACGGTCTTGGTAACGCTACATACATTGTTAGCGTAGACTCACCAACGCAAGTAACGGTTAATCAACCATCCACAGGAAATTATGTGGGTACTGATTTGTCGTTCATGAAAGTAAAGTATCCGCTACCCGCTGACTACGATGCGTCTGTTCCTCGTACACATTGGGATAAATCGAAAAGATGGGAGATGTTAGGCCCAACGGACGCACAGCAATGGGAATGGTTACTTTCGGGGTATATCTCGACAGGGCCTCGCATCCGGTGGCGTTTGTTGGGTGACTTCTTCCAGATATGGCCCGGCGTTTCAACCAATGAGCTACTAGGTTACGAATACCGTTCACAAGCGTGGGCAGAAGATTCTAACGGCAATCCAAAGAACTCGTTTACTAACGATTCCGATAGATGTATTTATCCTGACCGTGTCATGGTTTTGATGACAAAACTGAAGTATTTTGAGGCTAAAGGCTTCGATACAACAGCAATGTATAGAAACTTCTTAACTGAGCTTGAAACCGTAATGGGTCAAGATATGAGTGCTGCTAACTTGTCGTTTGCTCCAAGACCGGGTACGGTTTTGATTGGCTACGATAACATTCCTGACACCGGATATGGCCCGAACTAACTATGGCTACACGCAGAGGTGTCAACTCTTTAGTTCAGAGAAACGCAGCAAAAGTTGCGTCTTTACCTTCTCCTGTCGGTGGATGGAACGCACGAGATTCGATAGCAAATATGGATTTGTTGGACGCTGTTCAACTTACCAACCTGTTTCCCTCGGTTAATAACGTCATCCTTAGACCGGGTTTTACTAAACACGCAACAGGCTTACCGGGTCAAGTTGAAACCCTAATGGGCTATTCGTCTGGTGCAACGAACGAACTATTTGCTTGTGTTGGATCAGAAATCTATGACGTGACTGCTAGCGGTGTTGTTGGTTCTCCTGTTGAAACAGGACTAGGCAACGCTAGATGGGAGTATGCAAACGTCACAACCCCCGCTGGCGGCTACTTGTACGCTGTCAATGGGGTAGATAGACCATTGCTGTATGACGGCTCTACATGGTCAAATCCAACCATTACAGGCGTTACCGACACTACGTTTAGCAACATTACGACGTTTAAGAACCAAGTATGGTTTACGCAGAATGACACTTTATTGGCGTGGTACTTGCCTACCCTCTCGATTCAAGGGGCAGCTAATTACATTGACATGAGCGCAGTAGCTCAACTTGGTGGTCACTTGGTTGCTGTTGGAACATGGACAATTGACGCAGGTTATGGCGTAGATGACAACCTAGTGTTTATTACGTCAAACGGGGAAGTCATTGTTTATGCAGGAACAGACCCCTCTGATGCCACTAAATGGGCGCTAATTGGTGTCTGGCGTACAGGTAAACCCGTAGGTAAACGTTGTTTGATTAAGTACGGTGGTGACATTGTAGCTTTGACCTATAACGGCGTATACCCACTTGCTGCAAGTCTACAGTCATCAAGACTAGACCCAAGGGTAGCGTTGTCAGACAAGATTCAAGGTGCGTTTACAAGGGCTACTCAAGCTCACGGTGAAAACTTTGGTTGGCAAATGATATTTGATCCAAAGCACAACGCTTTGACGGTAAATATCCCATTTGGCGTAGGTTTGCAACAACAGTATGTAATGAACAACGTCACTAAATCGTGGTGTAACTTTACAAATTGGAATGCAAGCTGTTGGGAAATCTTTGACAATGAACCTTTTTTTGGTTCTAGCGGCTATGTTGGACACGCTTGGGACGATAGCTACGCAGACGATGGCGCAAACATCAATACAAACGCATTTCAAGCGTTTAATTACTTTGAATCCCGTGGCGTAAAGAAGTACTTTACAAGGGCTAGACCGTCTATTTTTACCAATGGTGATCCAACGGTCTACATTGGTATGAACGTAGACTTTGAGCTTGAGGATTTAGCTGCCGCTGCAGAGTTTTCGCCAAGTAATGCTGGACTATGGAATTCTGGCATTTGGGATGACTCTACATGGGGTTCAGCAACCATTGTGTCTAATAACTGGCAAGGCATTACTGGTATTGGATACTGCGGATCAACACAATTTAAATCTGCTTCACAAGGGGTAATGTTATTGTGGGCATCGACGGACATTGTTTATCAGACAGGCTGGGCTGGCATATAGTCCAAGGCGCAGAGATTGGCAATTGGGTCGCTCAAAAGATTGACGGAAGCTACTTTGCAAAACAGTCTAGCGCAATAGGTTTACAGAAAGACGCTAAAACAATTGCGGGTGTTATCTACGAAAACTGGAATAAGAGAACGGTTTTTTGTCATATAGCAGCGGAAGGACGGTTAACAAAGTCGTATTTAAAGGCTATTTTTGACTATCCGTTCAATGTGTTAAATGTAGAAAAAATCATTGTTCCTGTGGTCACAGATAACCAAAAAAGCATAAAATTAGTAAAGAATATGGGTTTCGCAGAAGAAGCACGAATCAAAAACGGTTCACCAAATGGTGACATTATATTTATGACATTGGCACGAAACGATTGCCGATTCTTAGGGGTACGCTATGGGTAAGTCAGCTAGTCCACCACCAACACCAGACTACGTTGGTGCTGCAAAAGAGCAGGGACAACAGAACTTAATTTCCGCACAACAAAGTGCAAAATTAAGTAACCCAAATATGTATACACCATTTGGCACACAGACGGTTACATATAGCGACCCTACTTTTGACCAAGCACGTTATGACGCTGACCAAGCCGCATACAACGCTAAAGTAAACAGAGATCAATTTTACGAAGTTGATAACGGTTACTATGGCGGCGAAGGCGGTGGCTGGGCGGGTAGCGGGGAAACTTATTTTAATGACCAAGCATACCAACGAGCGTTAGCGAACGCTGGCGCAGCACCTGACCGTAACGCATATATGTCTGGTGGCGGCATTCCTACTGTTACACAAACGCTGACCCCTGAAGCGCAAGCTACGTTAGACGCACAAATGCGTGTGCAACGTGCAATGGCTGGTTTATCAGAAACAGGCATCGGTAATGCTCGCACGATGCTTTCTACGCCATTTACGCCTACCTCTACAAATATTGAAAAAAGTTTTGCTGATTACGGTCGAGCAAGAGGCGATATTGACACTAGCAATTTAGCTGCTATGCCAATTAATGCTGGCACAACTGCTCAAGACTTAATCTTGCAGCGGTTAAGCCCAACCATTGAAGCTGGCGATAGATCATTTGCACAAACACTTGCAAATCAAGGTTTAGCACCGGGAACGCAAGCGTACAACACAGCTTTTCGTAACCGTGAGATGAGCAAGAATGACCTGTATAGTCAAGCTGCTTTGCAAGGTATCGGGCTAGATATGAACGCTCGTCAGCAAGGTTTTGGCGAGTTAATGAACCGAGCAGGTCTATACAACACAGCTTTAGGTCAAGACTTCTCACAAGGCTTGTCAAGAGCGCAGTTTGGCAACCAAGCACAACAACAGCAACTTGCTCAAGACTTGACTCTTAGAGGTCAACCAATGAACGAGATTATTGGTCTATTAGGTGGCTCACAGATTCAGCTTCCGCAATTTGCAGGATACCAAGGCACAAACATAGCTCCCGCACCGACATTTGCCGCTACACAAGCTGCAAATAATGCTGCTATGCAAAATTACGGAATACAACAAGCTGGAAACAATGCAACAACGCAAGGACTTGCATCGCTAGGAATGGCTGGCGCAATGTACTTTTCCGACAGACGTTTAAAATCAAACATTGTGCGAATTGGCGAACACCCGTCAGGCATTGGCATTTACGAATATGATATTTTTGACAGGCGTGAACGTGGCGTAATGGCAGACGAAGTTGCTAAAGTAATGCCTGATGCAATTGTTCCGCACTCAAGCGGTTACATGATGGTCAACTACGGGAAATTATAATGAACCGATACGTTAATTTAAGCCCGCAACAGCGCATGGCAAAAGCTTTGCAGCAACAAGAGCAACAAGGTATGCAAATGCAGCAAATGCAAGCTCCGCAACAGCAAAATCCTATGCAAGACATCCCTGCAATGATGCAGATGTATATGCGTAACAAGCAATTGCAAGGCGGAATGCCGCAAGCACCACAGGGTTTTATGCCACAAACTGGTATGCAGTACGGTGACTAATTAACAGGGCTAATCATGGTATTTAATCAACCCCAAGGCGGATTTAGAACGCCAACCCCGTATGACAAAGAGCTGTCATCTATTGCTAGACGGGAACGCATGGCGCAAATCATGCAGCAGCAAGCATTGCAGCCTATGGAAATTAATAGTTTTCAAGGTTTTCAAGCACCCATTAGCCCGTTGCAAGGTTTGGCTAAAGTGCTGCAAATGTACGCTGGCATGACCGCAAGCGATAAAGCAGACGAATCTAGGGCGGGAATTGGCAAACGTATGCAAACCGATGCCGCACAACAAATTGCTAGTCTTGAGGGTACGCCTGCACAACCTGCTATTGCACCAACCCCCGGCACATCGTTTACACCAATGGGTGCAGACTTTGAGGACAATCCTAACTTGCCCATTGCCGCTTCTGGCAACGTAGAAATAGCGGGGACACCCGGTAGAGCAGCAATACCAGCTATGCCATTAGGTGATGCGGAAAAACGTCAACGACTTATTCAAATTCTTACTGGTGGCAATCCTTATTCTGCGCCTGCTGCTAAATTTATGTTAGAAGATATGCAAAAAGCTCCTTCTACTATTAAAGAATACGAGTACGCAAGAGATAAGCAGGGTTTCCAAGGCACATTGCAAGACTTTAGAATGTCTATGCGCCCACCCGGTACTGTTGTCAATATGCCGTCTGGTGCGCCTATTACAGCAATGGTTAACGGACAATTGCGTTACGTTCAAATTGGCAAGGGCGGCGAAAAGATTGTCATGGAAGGCATTATGCCACCTGCAAATGAATTGCCAATCCAAAGATTAATGGCTTTGAGGGACACGCTGCCAATAGACAGCCCAGATAGAAAAGTTGTTGAAGGATTGATTGAAAAAGAAGCAACTCAATCTTTTGGAGCTAACGCAACTATTCAAGGGCCATCAGGAACAAGACAGGCAATGCCACCACCAGAACCCGGCACAGTCAATGTAATTATTGATGGGAAGCCTACATCTATGCCAATTGACCAAGCTAGAGAGCTAAACGCTAAATTTAAAGGCGCAGAAGCGGGCGCAGTAGAGCAAGCAAGGGCAGGGTTTGAGTTTGTTACTGTTCCTGATCCAAAAAACCCTGCACAAAAAATCTTAGTCCCTAAATCTCAGGTTGCAGCGCAATCAGCTAGCGGCAGCCCTGTGGTTGCCGAAGTGGACAAAAAGGTTGCACAAGGTCAGTCAATGATTGAATTGGCGCAACGAGCGCAAGCAATATTGCCTTCTGCAACTTCTGGCGCAATAAGCAACCTTGCAACAATGGCAACGGATGCGGCTGGTATTCCAACTAACAAATCTGCTGCGGATGGTCAATTACGGATTATTGGCGCACAGTTGGTTTCTAACGTACCTAGGATGGAAGGCCCACAAAGCGATGCTGACGTAAAGCTGTATAGACAAGCGGCTGCTGACGTAGCGAATGGAAATATTCCTTATCAAACCCGCATTAAGTCATTAAATACCATTATTGAGTTAAATCAAAAATATGCCCAAGGTGGCGCACAGCCACCTAAGGGTGCGGTTCGTAGAATAACGCCGAGGCAATAATGAGTGCCGGAACATTTGAAGTCAAAATTGGTAAAGAAGTCTACGAGGTTGACGCTAAAGACGAAGCCGAAGCGTGGCAACTAGCCAATAAATTTCATTCGTCAACGCCTCCAGAACCTGCGCCTAAAATGAGTGCGGGTCAAAGCATTGTTTCTGCAATTAAAGACGCTCCTAGACAATTAGGGCTTACTGCACGATATGGCATTGAAGGTACGGCTAACACCCTTGGTATGCCAGTAGAACCATTGCGACAAGCAGTAGGGGCTATGTCTGGTGCGGTGGGTGGGCCAGAACCCATGCCGCTGTCAACAATGGGACAGAAATTAGCTGATTTGCTTGGATTGCCAAAGCCTCGTTCAGCGTCCGTTATGGACAGACCAACAGGATTGGCTACCGTACTACCAAGTGAAGAAGTTGTGGGCGATGTGGCCCGTTCTATGGCTTCTGCGGGTAGTTTTATGCCCGCTGCGTCTGCTGTACAAAAAGCTACAACAGGCGTAACTAGCAACGTAGCAGGTCAATTAGCATCAAATCCTAGTTTGCAAACATTAGCTGCTGCTGGAAGTGGCTACGGCGGCGGTTCTGTTCGTGAAACTGGCGGTGATCCTTTGCAACAGCTAGGTGCGTCACTTGTTGGCGGCATGGTTGCACCATTAGCAGCAAGTGGCGCAAAGTCGTTGTTTTCAAGTGCAACCCAACGATTTAAACCAGAACCTAGCATTGCAGACGTAGATCAAGTTATCACGTTAAAACTAGGTCAATCTGGACTAGATTTCAGTCGTTTGCCAGAGCAAGTGCAAAAGTCTTTGCGGGCTGACGTACAAAACGCTATGAAAACAGGCGGTGATTTAGGCGGTGACGCTATGCGTCGATTGCTTGATTTCCGCATGATTGAGGGTGCTACGCCTACAAAGGGCATGGTAACGCTTGACCCAAGACAGATTACGCTTGAGCAAAACTTAGCAAAAACAGGAATGAACTCGCAAGACGCTAACTTGCAAACGCTTGGCAACGTGCAGAATCAAAACAATCAAGCTTTGATTAACGCTTTAAATCAGCGTGGTGCAGGGGATGTGAGAAGCCCATATTTACTAGAAGCAGGTGAAGCTAACGTAGGCAAAATCTCTGCAATGGACGCTGCTAAACAAGCGGAAACGTCTGCACTTTACAAAGCAGCGCAAGACACCGCTGGTGGCACTATCCCCCTTGATCGTTCAGGTTTAATAAATAACATTGATGCAGCTTTGTCTGCACAAAACAAAAACGCATTTTTGCCAGCAGAAATTAGAAGTACGCTCAATGCTATTGCTAAAGGCGAAACAACCATAGATGGTAAATCTTTTCCTGTGCCATTTGATGTAAATGCGCTTGATAACTTGATGACCACTATCGCAACAGCATCACGGTCAACGACTGATGGCAACGTAAAAGCTGCGCTAAAGTTGGTTCGTGAAGCCATTGATAAGACAGAAATCAAGCCAATAAAAGCTGATTTAGGCGGTGGATTGGTAACCGCTGAAACTGCTGCGGGATTAAGATTTGCTGACGCTCAACCAAAAGAATTGCTGGACGCTTTAAACAAGGCAAGAGCATCCCACCGTGAGCGCATGGCATGGGTAGAATCATCTAAACCTGTTGAATCTACCATAAACGGTATGCAGCCAGATCAATTTGTACGCAAGTTTGTGCTTTCAGGTGACGTTGCTGACGCTGCTGCGGTTGCTAAAGCAGGTGATCCAACAGCCACAAAGTCAGCTATTTTGACGCACCTTAAAGACAAAGCATTAGGCGGCAGAAGCGACGAAACAGGAAAGTTTGGTGCTGCTACCTACAATAAGGCAATTAAAGACATTGGTGACAAAAAGCTAGAATTGTTCTTTAGCCCAGAAGAAATCACAGAGCTAAAGAGATTGGGTCGTGTTGCTGAGTACATGACGCTGCAACCTGCTGGCTCTGCTGTCAACAACAGTAATTCTGGTGCTTTAGTGCTTGGTGCTGGCATTGACGTTATTACAAACGCTTTAGGTGTAGGCTTCCCCGGTGTTGCAACGGTTACTGTGCCAATGGGTAAAAAGCTGCTGCAAGGCAAAATAAACGCATCAACAAGCGCATCAGAACAGAAAAAAGCTTTAGATATGGCAAAAGCGTTAGCTAATGAAACACCCGGTATCTCGCTGGGTCAACGGGCTGTTCCTGCTTCAGTTTACGCAGGGTTTTTATCTAACCCTGATTTGTTGCGGCAAATTGGTCAATAAACAGAGGTAATTATGCCTTACCTTTTATATCCTTTTTCAAGGTTTTTTAAACGACTAATATGAGATTGATCGACTCCATACTTTTTAGCAAGAACAACTTGTTTTTCGGTGCTTTCCCGAATGCTAGCAATGTCTTGCTCGGAAAGTCTGCCGTTCCAATGGTTCAGTCCGTAATTATGTCTACGTTTAACAGATGTATCAGCATTGTTTTCGGCTTTTGTACCTATTCTCAAATGATCTGGGTTTACGCAAGGCGGGTTATCACACAAGTGCATAATAATTTTGTCTTGAGGTATTTCCCCAACAAAATGTTCATAAGAAAATCGGTGCGTTCTTACTTGTTTTTTGTTACAAATGATTATCCCGTAACCGTAAGAGTTTTTGCTGCCAGTCCACAACCAACAAGAGTCAGTTTTTTTAATTCGTGCGTAAAAAGATTCTTCAATAGTTACAGCCTTGTAAAGATTCAAACTATTATTTTTTCTAGCTTTGTTGTAATGGTTTCTGCACAAATGTCGTGCTATTGCTTTTTCTTCGCAAAGCGTACATTGAGTAGAATTTTTAATTTTATATGTCATCGACATTTCCTGTTTGTAAACAGTATATGTCTTACTCATGGAGTACGCAAGTGAGTTTCAACGGAAATGGAGTATTTCTAG